CATATCTAGTCCATCACAGTTACTACATCTACGAGGATCTTTGTTGTTGTAATAGGTACAGTCTTCACAATCACAATCCTCTTTGTTCGATGAGTCCATTAATGATCTCCTTTGTTTCTTCTGTGGGCTTATAGAACTTATCACAGTGTCCGTTCAAACACTTCTCATCTGTCAAATACCAAGACTCAAACAAGATAAAGAAGTTCTCAAGATAGTAGAGTAGTCCTTTGGTTCTACAATTGTAGATGATGTGCCATTCATATCTATTAGGGTCTTTACTTACCAGCTTCTTAAACTCTTTGTTCCTACTAGATGTGATGTAGTCTTCCCAATCACTCTCCTTGTAGTTCTCATTGAAGTGTTGAGAATCTAAGGAGGTGTTAGGAGTCTTATGTTTCCTAGTAGCTTTAGGTCTTAAAGACCAGTATTGTTTCTTTCCTAAGTAGTAATTACCTGTCTCTGGATCAACTACCTTGTAGACAAAACCAAAGTTCTTCATCGGGTCAGGCTTAAGACCAATCCATTTACTTATTTTCTTCTTGCCTCTCTTCCCTTTGTTCATGTAATTATAACCAGCAATACCTCTCTTTGGATACCTGATGCTCTTCTTAATGCACCTGTTTCTGCTGCTTACCTTGTTCATCAACTAAGACTTCCTCAAGCATATCATCAGAGTCCTCACTAAAGAAATCAGTCTCTTTCAAGAAAGGTTCCTTGAGTCCTTTGAGCATCATACCTAGTACTTCTATAAGCTCCTCAGGACTCTCACCAAGGGCATAGGTAGGGTTGATACTAAAGCTATCAATGGTTCCATCGTCGTCATAGAACACCTCCCTGATACTCATTAGTCCTTCCCTATCTACCACCCCTCTGTAGTTCCAATGTGTCATGCTACTTTCTTCTTAATAGCTGTTGCTTTCTGAGTAGCAGCAGCTTTCTTAGTACGTGTCAGTGCTGCTGTCATAGCACCTACCGAAGAAACAAACACACTACCTTGTAGTTCCCACCCATCGTTGAGCATATTAGTAACTGTCTCTTCAAAACGATCTGGCTTTGGTGTGGTAATAACTTTAAATTCAACCATTATTTAAACTCCTTAATCTCATTAACTTTAGGTTCATTCACAACTTTACTCAAGAATCTAGGGCCAGTGCTGTAGTTAAAGACTCGTAACTTAGGGAAGCAATGCTTCTTGAATTGACAATAACTACAACCAATTGCCAGCTTCATGTTCCCAGACTTACCATCAGGTACAGGAGGGTAACAGATCTCAGGTGGTTGGTCTTCATTAACCATCTCTTTGATATGTGCAATCCTGTCACTGATGTCTTCTTTTAGCCACTCATACACTGGTGCCTGTTCATCATCAAGATCATACTTCAAGAAAGTAAGGTGGCCATTCTGTTTATCCATCGCCAACCAACCAATCTCTCTAGTATTCTCTGCTTTAGCATAACCCTTTAGCTGATCGATGTAACCAAAGGGATCATCCATTGCTAGACTACCATCCTTGAACTTCTTGAATCCATAACTGGAAGCTGACTTTACATCAGTCAAGACTCCATCAATCTTACAGTCCATAGATCCTTGGATACCGTCTACCTCTGCTTTCTTCTGTTCATCTGTTACTGTGTGACCAGACATACGAACCAAGAACAACAACATCTCTTCAATAATATGACCATACAAAAACTTAATCAAGGTGTGTGGTTGAATCTTCTCACCTCTATAACCTTTGAAGTGATGCCAGAGATAACGATCAGTCTTACCAATGTTACTCATGCGTAGCTTACGAGCATCAAAGGAATGAGGAAGGAACTCATGTTTCATGATAGCCTTCATAGCTTCACCAAACTTCTCAATCTCTCCTTCTACGTCTACATCTACTGGTGCTCTCTTAGATTTCACAAGGGCATAGATGTCATCTACTAATGTGCTAGTGTGTTTCACTCCAGTTATCTCCTACTTTGTATTCACCATCAAGAGGGCAGTTCATGTTTAAGTTTATTCCAGCAGCTTTGATTGCTTCAACAGCCAACCATCCAAACTTATCTACCTGATCTTCCCTAACCTCAGCCTGAAACTCGTCGTGAATATTGCCTACGAATTTATAGTCTATATTATTAATTGTAGCATACTCATCCAAGATTGTCAAGGCTTCCTTCATAACTACTGCACCTGCTCCTTGGAACAAAGCATTGAGTGCCTTGTGTGGACTCAAGACTTTGATTTGCCTTCCATCGAGTCCCTTAAGATAACCCTTTCTACTAGCTCTGTCAACTCGTGCTCGTAGATTTTTAAGTGCTGGCGTATTACTAAGGAAGCGTTCTTTAAGTTTTCCACCAGTGCTTTTATTTCCGCCAGCGATAGATCCGATCTTCGCGTCTCCTGCTCCATAGAGAAAAGCGTAGATAAAAGTTTTTGCTTGATCTCTTGATTCCAATCCCGCAGCTCGTTGATTTGCTGAGTGTATATCTCCGTTGAGAACTTCATGTGTATACTCCTCGTCATTCATATAGTGAGCAAGCATTCTAAGTTCAAGCCCTGCTGCATCACACCCCACTAACTTATAACCTTTAGGTACAGTCCAACAACTTCTACAGTCCTCACCATAAGGAGAGTATGACGCTGGCACTTGTGCTACATTAGGACTAGAGTGCGTCATTCGCCCTGTAACAGCACCAATAGGATTCACATACCCATGTACCCTACCATCATCTTTAACAGCCTCCAGCCACGATTGAACCTGTGCTATGCGTTTACTTACCAACAGGTACTCAGCAATTAAAGAAGCTTCAGGTATTCCTTTGACATTCTCAAGTACCTTCTCGTCTACAATTGGACTACCTTTCTCTGTGAATTTCTTAGGTTTCCAACCAAAGTATTGTAGATGTCTAGCAATCTGTTGTCTACTACCTAAGTTAAAAACAGGCCAATCAACACGACATAAACTACCACCAACAGTAGTCCAACCATCCCCAAGAAACTTAAGGCCCACAACAGAGAGTGTTCCATCTTTCTTAATCTTGGGTACAATTTCCTTACCCTCTTTGGCAAGAGGTACAAAAGTTTTGTGTACATTTTCTTCAAGTTCAAGTTTCTTCTCCTTAAGTTTAGCTAGCAATAGGTAGGCTTTCTCTTGATCCAAAAGCCATCCATTGTTTATTTGCTTACTGATGATTCCTTGTACTTTATGCTCAAGTTCAATAGCTTTATTTCCAAACGCACTAACTTCCTTTGAAACTCTTGAGTATACTTGTGAAGTAACTTCAACATCTTGTTTGCAATACTCAACCATTTCAGGCGTAAGTTTAGACCAATCATTATAGTCTCCCTTGTAATCTCCTAGTCTGATACCCCACTCTTTAAGGCTATGTCCTCCCTCTCTTTGAGGATCTGCTAGTCTACTAAGGACTAAGGTATCTGTTAGTTTGTAGGGTGAGAAGTCTATACCTAAGAGGTTCTCAAGTACAGGAATATCAAACCCAATAATGTTATGACCAATGATCTCAGTTACAGTTGATCGTTGTAGGTAATCATGAAAAAGAGCGACACCATCACCAGTAAAATCAAGAATACTTCCATCGTTATCAATCTCCTTTACTACTATCACCCAGATCTGAGTAGCTTTCAGTCCGTCTGTCTCTATATCCAATATGATTCTGTTCATAGTAATGCCTTGCTCTGTGGCAGGTAGGGCATAAGAGAACACAATGCTCCACTACCTCATCCCTTACCTTCTCCCATTTCCATTCATACACCTTATTCAATTTAGGTCTACCACTAATCTCTCTAGGTATCTTGTGGTGGAACTCAAGTACCTCCCATATATCATCCCACCCACAGTCACAACACTTGTCACCAAAGAGAGCCTTTGCTGCATTTTTATGTAGATGTTTACGCTTCATCCTTGCATTAGAATTCCTCATCAGGATCAGTCCTAGTCTCAGGGTTATCAGTCTCAACCATACGACCAGTAGCAGAATCATAATACAAGTAACACGCTGGCCCTGTCAACCCACTAAAGCGATTCTTTAGTACCCTTACAGTAGTAGTGTTTCTAATCTCCTCATCGTCATGCTGTTGGTTACGTTCAAGTCCAATCACCATGTCACTGAGCTGTGCAATACTGGCACTACCTCTAAGTTCTGCCAAAGAAATCTGACCACCATCTTCATGTGCTTTGCCTTGAGGTCTACGCAAGTGTGACACCAAGAACAAACCTACTCCTGTCTCCTGTACCAGTTGTCGTAGCTTAGTCATGATACTATCAATAGCCTTACGTTCATCAGCTACCTCTTGGTCACTCACTACAATACTTAGATGATCCAAGATGATCCACTTACAGTCCATACCTTTAGCCAAGTAACGTACCCGTGAGAGTAAGTTATCTTCTGATGTACTACCAAAGTGGTCATAGAAGTAGTAGCGTCCAAGCCCCATTGTAGCTTCCCAATACTTCTTCTTATCCTCTAAGGATACCACAGTGTCAGGAAGATGTAAAGGTTTATTAGCCTCAATACTCATAACACCAAGGGCGCTGCGCTTCACACTCTCCTCTAATGCAAGTACCCCAATGTTATCATTAGTTCTCTTAAGCAAATGATACTCAAGTTCTCTAATGATCTGAGACTTACCCATACCACTACCACTTGTGATTGTAACTAACTCACCTTCTCTAAATCCATAGGTTAAAGTATTCATACAGTCCCAAGGGTAGGGAATACTAGGTACTTCTTTATCCTCAATGATCTCCTGCCATGTGTCAAGACCACTAACAATACCATCAGGTCGATAAACCTTAGAGTCCCACCAAGCCTTGACAAACTCCTGTACTCTACCTTCCTTCAACATCTCCCCTGCATCTTTCAAAGGTAGCTTACATACCTTAACTTTATTAGGGGAGAACAAATCGAGAACACTATTGGTAGCTTTCTTACCTACATCGTCGTTATCAAAGCAGACAACTACGCTATCAAATGTCTCTAAGAATTCTAAGGAGTTCTTAATATCTTTAGCTGCACTGTTAGCTCCATTCCTAATGGAAACCACAGGCCATTTGTTGTCAAACATCTCACTTACTGCAAGGGCATCGGCTTCACCTTCTGTAATTGTGATAGCTTTACCACCTTGAGTAAACAAATGTTCACCAAAGAGTCCTACGTTATCTCCTGTTCCTGTATAGTAGAACTTCTTACCTTCTACTTCTCTTACCTTAGCACCTACAGTTTCCCTAGTGTCTCTGTCAGCATAAGGGTAATGATGCTTAGAAATACTACCATTGCTATTGTATTCAAGAGTTACTCCAAACTTTTCACAAGTTGTCTGACTAATCCTGCGATCAGTGATAGCACCATGTACTCCATTCATTTCCATTTCTCTCTTCTTACTTTTAATTTCAATTACAGTACCATCACCATGCTC